AGTGTGGTCTGGGTCCCTGCCGTGTCGGTGTACTTCAAGTGAGTCACCGACACGAGCGGGGAGTATGGGAGTACGATCTCCCCAGAGGCCGGAAAGCCGTCCAAGAACAGCTTCCAGGTCTGCTGGAGAAATCGACGGTTACAGATCGTCTCCAAATGTGACGCCGCCGCCTGAATATACGGCTGTAGCTGGTCGATCGGCTGGCCCTTGGCGCGGGCGTGCGCCTCGAACTCAGCCTCGAACAGCGGCCATTCCGTTGGCGGCGTTACAAGTTGGAGATTCATGGGTTAGGCAATTTCGGTTGCGGTCGTCGAGCCGCCAAAGCGCGGGCCAGCCAAGGCAATGGCAATCCCACCGAGCACCGGCGAGTCCACTACTTCGACGGCCTTGAGCCGCACGTACTGATAGCCGGTAGAGGCCAGCTCCTCGGCGTGGACCTGGATAACGTAGATCTGACTCGAACCGGCGGTGGTCGTAAAACCAGCCGCCGCCCGCGCGGTCAGATCGCCTTGCACGTCGTTCGTGGTGATCGACTTCGAGTAGAACGGGATCGCCGTAACGGCGGTCGCGCTGAAGTCGCTGCAGGCCTCGACGGTGATGGTCGAGGTGCCGCTGGTGCCGACGCCCTTATAGACCAGGAACAGCGCCGATTGGTGATTGGCCAGGTCCACGACGTCCGAGGTGACCGTGCCCGCGAAGGCATCGGCCACCGGATCAAGACCCTTGATGAAATGCAGATTGTTGAGAAGTTCGTAGGGAATCATCTGGTGTTTCCTCCTTAGGCGCGGGCCGCAGTCGTCACGAACGGCGACAGGGTGTTGGTGCCCTTAAAGGGCGTAATGGGCTGCTTGATGGCAGATTGGCCGTTGACGTCAATGGACCACTTGAAGGTCATCTCGTCGAACACGAAACGAACGTGCATGGACTGCGCCGCGCGCACGCCACCCTTGGTGATGGTGACGTACTTGCTCATATTCGCCAGAACCACGTCGCCAGCGTCGCCCAAGGTTTCAGCCTGCTCCACCGGGATCACCGGAAAGCCCAGGAACGTGCCGTACTGGATCGAACCAGCAACGCTGTTGTTGGGCAAAAACACCGGCTGCTGACCAACGGTCATTAGCGGGAACTGGCCGATCACGTCGGGATTGCAGAACCACACGATGCGGTCGCCCGGTTCACGGTAGAGCCGGGACAGCATGGAAGTGGCGTTGCCAACCACAAACGTATCCGCGGCTTGGCCAGAAACCTTCGCCACGCTGACCATCAGAGCGCCACCGAAGTTCTGAACGCTGAAGCCGAGGGGTTTGCCCACGCCGTCGCCGCGCCATATGGCATCGTCCAGCTTGAAGGCAATCTCCGAGGCAAACGCATTCTCGAAAACAGCAGCCATCGCCGGGGCGTTCCGCAGAAGTCGCTCGGTCGCATACATCAAACACTTCAGCGATTCGAGGCGGATTTCGTGACGGGAGAACTTCGGCTTCGTGGCGGTCGGGGCGTCGGCCTCGCCGGTCCAGTAGGCCTGCACACCACCGAAACGCGAGCCGTTCACGCGGCTGGTTTCGTCGATGTACGGCAGTTCGAGCGAATCGCTGCCTTCGCCAATCGGGATCTGATTCGTCAGCGGGAAGATCCGCGCCGTCTCGCGAGCGCGATTCAGAAGCGCCGTCGAGAAGTCGGTTCCGACAGCGAAGCCGCCGTCAGCAGGAACCGCGTTGGACGCGCCGGTCGGGTTCAGTTGCTCATACAGCCGCTTGTCAACGTTGCCGCCAAGCCCCTGGAAGGCGTCACGCGGAGACATCGCGCAGGCGATGGCGAAAAGATTCTCGCCCAGGCTGGCAAATGGCCGCTTGGCTTCGTTGTCGCTCGTCACCCGGCCGGGTTCGCGCGAAGCGTTGGCCTTGGCCCGGTTCTCCAGCTTTTCGACGTCCGCAAGCTGCTCTTTGACGGCATTCAGTTCGGCTTCTTTGGCATCCAGCTTTGCAAGATGCTCTTTCGGGTCTTCGACGCCGTGGCGGGCGTGAATGAGCGCACTGTACTCAGTTTCCAGCGCGGAAATGCTCGACAGAAGTTCGCGTTTGTTCTTCATGTCTACTCCTTAAATTCGCCCCAACACACGCCAACGCCGCTCGCGCAGCGCCAACTGATGCAGGGCTTTGTTTTTCTCCGCGCTGTACGCGGTAGAAGCTTCGGCGGCCAGTCGTTGACTAGCCATCAAAAATTGAGCGTTGGGGTCAGCCCCCAGCGGAACCACGCTGATTTCGTAGGGCTTCCACTTCTTCGCCATGTAATGTTTGCGATCCTTCGGCGAATCCTTCGACAGCTCAATGTCGAGGATCTGAACGCCCATGGACACGTTCCGGAGCGTGCCCTCCTGGATGCGCTGCCAGATCGGCTCGACGTCTTCGGCTTCAGAGATCCGCAACGTCGCCTCGTAACCGCGCCCGGTGCGCTCAGCAGACTCAACGGAACCGATGACGTTCTTGGCCTCGTAGGATTGATGCCCGTCGAGAACCGGAGCGCCAATCACGCTCGAAAGGTCAGCGCCGCCAAGGTCGAAGGACAGATCGTACTCTTCGCCCGTGAACCAGTTATAACGGTCCACCTTTGCGCCGCTGTAGAAGAGAACTCGCCGCAGCCGAGGCGCGGATTCGTCCGCATCCATCGGGGCCAGAACCGCAGTAGGGCACTGTAATAGCTGCTCGATTGTCTTCATTGCTGCACGCCTCCCGCGAACTCGCCCGCTTGCTCAACTGGCACCATCGCGCCCTGGATCAGGTACTTCTCACCGCCCACGTAGGGGTTTAGGTTTTCCTTGGCGCGAATCTCGTTCGCGTTCAGCACGCCGATATTCCGCAGCGTCGAATAGAACGTGCCCCGGCTGGCCGCATCGCCGCGGAGGAGCGCGTCCATGTTAAATTCGGCATAGTAGAGCGCCGCTTCGCGCGGGCCGAAGAGCTGCATCTTGATCCGCTTCTCGATGCGCGTCAGCCAAGGCCGGATCGTATGGGTAGCGAAGTCGATGCCCTGGTGCTCGATGTTGTTGTTCGTGCTTCGCGTCAGGTCTTGAATCATGTGCGGCGGGACGCGGTAGATCGAACAGATGTCCGACTTCTGGTACTGCCGAAGCTCAAGAAACTGCATGTCCCGGTGATTGATCGAAACCGTCTTGATCTCGCCGCCCTGCTCTAAAACGCCGATCTTGCCCGCGTTTTTCACGCCGCCGAACTCCTGCAGAAACCACGTTTGGAGATTCTTCCGGGCTTCGTTCGATAACGCCTGGGGCACCGTCAGGTAAGCCGGGGGCGTGGCGTTATTGCGGAAGAAGTTCGCCCCATACGATTCGGCGTCGAGCGTCATCCCGATGCTCTGCGCCATGTAGGTGACGGGCGAAAACCCAGTCAGGTAGTCTTCGCCGTCGTAGCCTAGGCCGGGGATGTGAAAGATATCCGAGGCCGTGTACTGGTCTTGGCCGTAGGTGTACACCAGAATGCCGGTTTGCTTGTCGCGCTTTACCGACATCTTCGAAGGGTCCATCGGCACCAACCGCGTCACGTCGCCCCGCAGGTTCGTGAAGATGCGCGCGTAGAAGTTGCCCTGCAGGCAGAGGCACTTCGCAGCCAACTCCCAGAACTCAAACGCGCTCATGTCGTCGTTCGGCGAGTCGTGGAGCAGATAGTATAGAGCGTGGTTGCGGTCGATCTCCCGGCCGTCCCGCGTGCGCCGGTAGACGCCACACGGCAAGCTGCCGATGGTCTCGGCAATCACACGGACGCAGGCCCAGACAGCCGACAGACGCATCGCCGAATCAGCAGACACACCGAAGGTGTACCCGCTCACCGGCTTGTACCAGAAGTCGCTGTCAGGCGGGGGTGTTGCCCCCAGCTTGACCATTAGTTTGCCGAATAGATTCATCGTTACCAACTAACCGAGACCGGCATCCGGTCTTCGTACACTGAGCGGTCAGAGTCGGGACCGACGACCATAATTCCCGTAGCCATGACCGCCGCTATCGCTAAGTCATTCCGGCTGGAGTCCCGCCGCCGGTCAGAGTGGACCGGCTTAATATTCCCTGCCGGGTCGTGCATTACTTCCGTGCAGTCGAGGCACCAGCGGAAAACCGGGTTTCCGTCCTGCACCAGCGTCCCCTCATGGACCAGCGACTCGAAACGCTTTGCCGCGGGCGACATACTGCCAAACCCTTGGCCAAACTCGATAACTTTCAGGCCGGCCGCTTGTAGCTCTGCCGCCGTGTCCCGAGCGCCCCAGCGGTCGAAGGCGATCGCTTCGATGCGGTACTGCTCGGCGAGGTCTTTGATATGCTGGACGACGTAGCGCCAGTCGGTCGTGTTGCCCGGCGTCAGCAGGACGTGGCCGTCTTCAGCCCAGATGTCGTATCGAACGCCGTCCGATTGCGATTTCTCTTGTACGGCAGATTCCGGGATGTATCCCCAGGCTTTGTAATAAACCTTGCCCTGGTATGGCCAGCACAGCGCGAACGCTGTCAGGTCCCGAACTGCTGCAAGGTCGAGTCCGCCGTAGCAGGGCACGCCGGTTAGGTCTGGAATTTCACCGATGCAGGCGTCCCACTGGCGGAGTGGAATCCATTGCGAGTTCGCCGAGGTCCACTGATTCAGGTACAGCCTTCGGAATGTGTTCTGCCGCTCGGGTCGCGCCAGCGCTTGCCGGAACTCCTCTTCGTAGTCGCTGAGTTCGTGCAGGATACCTAGCGTTGGGAGAGCCATCGGCCAAAGCGATTGATCGGCCCAGTCCGACTCTTGCGGGACTTCGTAGATCAGCGGGAAGTAGCTATCGTCAACGACCTCGCCAGACAGCACCCGCTTCGCATACTTGTATTCGCGGTAGCAGATGCTTTCCTGGTTGCTGCCCGCCGTCGTGATAACCACCCACAGCGGATTTCGGCGCGACTTGCTTCCGGTCGTCAGAGCGTCGTATAACTCTTGCTCGGCTGCGCCCCAGGCGTGCAACTCATCGAACACCACCAGAGACGGGTTGTATCCATGCTTACCAGCGCCGTCGCTGCTCAGTGCGCGAATCGTGCTGCCGGTTTCCTTGTGTCGAATCAGCTTTCGTGATTCGGTAATCTGTACCAGCGGTTCGAGATCCGGGTGAATCCGAATCATCGAAGCTACCGCATCGAAGCAGATGCTGGCCTGGTCGCGATCCTTCGCGGCCATGTAGATTTCTTGGTTTGGCTCCGGGCTTAGGAAGAACTCGGCGATGACGAGCGCCGCCACCGTCTGCGTCTTCGCCTGCTTACGGCCCATCGAACAGTACGACTTGCGGTATACGCGCCGGCCGTCTGACCGCTTCCAGCCGAGAAGGTTGGCGATCAGCTTTCGAGAGTGCGGCAGGAGTACAAATGGCTCCGGCTCGCCGCTCTTGGTTGACTTCGTCAGCGTCAACGTGCCGATCAGCGTCTCGGCCAGCGATACCGCGTCCTGGTCGAACCAAATGCTACGCTCGCTGTTTCGCAAGCTCCAAAACCTTCGCCGCCGCGCTCTTGGCCTTTTCCTTCTTCACGTCCCGGACGCCAGCCCTCGCCCGATTCCGCGGCCCCATATTCAACTGCGCCCGAAGCTCATCTATCTCCCGCTGAATGGCCAGCCACTCACGGTTATCTGTCACCGCGTCGCGCCGAATCATCGCGTTCGCGAGGTCCGCGTACTGCTCCGAGTCAACCTGCAGGATCGAAACATTCGAGCGCCGGTTTTCATCGACCAACCGGGCGAACAACTTTTTCGCCTTCGCGCTCAGTCCGGGCGGAGGAACAATTTCCTCCTGGATCAGTTGCACTTCTTTGGCCGGGTCGATGCGCGGCTGAAATCCTCTTGCTCCCATAACTTCTACGTCTGTAGTACCTTTTCAGAAAGTTTCGACTTTATCGCACGCGAT